AGATGCTCGGCCGGCCGGCGCCGATGTACGCGAGGAAGAAGGACGACGCGCCCGCTCTCGGCAGCACCACCCCGAAACCACAGGAGTCAACGACCATGACGGCAGAAGAGATCCAGAAGGCGGTGTCCGACGCCGTCGTCAAGGCGGTTGCCGAGGCAACGGCCACGCTCACGAAGGCCATCGATGACCGGATCACGAAGGCGATCGCCGACGGGCTCGCGCCGGAGAAGATCCTCAAGTCGCTGGAGGCCGAGATCCAGAAGGACCTGGACACGGAGGACTCCGCAGCCGGCGAGCCGGTCAAGAAGGCGGCGGTTGCCGCGGCGGCCTCCACCCAGCCGGACGTCGATGCCGGGAACGGTCGGAGGACGGGAGTGAAGAAGAAGATGGGCGAGGGGCTCTTCCGCGGGCTCCTCACGAGCCCGCAGTTCGCGGCGAGAAGGAGCTGAGCACATGGCTCTCGCAGTTCTCCGGCAGTGGATCCAGAAGGCGACGTTCGACTCCGGGACGGACCTGGCCGCCGGAGGCTTGCTCAGCCCCGACCAGACAACCGAGTTCCTCAAGGTTCTCGTCGATGCGGCCACGCTCACGCCACTTTGCCGGCAGGAGACCTCGAAGGCCACGAAGTTCGAGGTGCCACGCCTGAGCTTCAACTCCCGGATCCTGAAGAAGGGCGTCGAGGCCACGAGGCTCGTGGACGCCGACCGGGTTGAGCCGGCCACCGGGCTCATGAGCCTCAACACGTCGCTCTTCAAGGGCGAGGTCCTGGTCTCGGATGAGGCGATGGAGGACTCCGTCGAGGGTGCATCGCTGGAGGACAGCATCGCGCAGGGCGTCGCCGAGGCCGTCGGGCGCGACGTCGAGGACCTAGCCATCAAGAACAACCTGAGCCGGACCGGCGGCGACACCGGGGCCGGCACCGAGGTGGACGTCTTCTACGGCCTGGGCGCCCAGTGGTTCGGCGACAACGACGCCGACACCACCCAGACCCTGGCGACGAAGCACAACATCTTTCCCACCGCGCAGCGGATCGCCGACGCCTCCACATACACCTCGTTCACGAGCCTCTTCGGGGATATGTATGAGAAGCTGCCTTCGAAGTACAAGCGCGATCCATCGGCCATGCGCTTCCTCACCTCGATGAAGCTCTACGATCGCTACGCGACCAGCCTGGCGGCTCGCGGCACCGTTCTCGGCGACAAGGCTCTGATCGATGGGACTGGCCTGAGTTTCCGCGGGGTCCCGATAGTCGGAATCCCGATGCTCACCGGGACCGAGACCATCGCCTCCGGCACTATGACGTTCGACAACACAGCGGTGCTGATCGATCCGAAAAACAACGTGTTCGGGTTCCACCGCCGGGTCCGACTGGAGCGGTTCCGAGACCCGAGGGACGGGGCGACGTCGGTGCTGGTCTCCGTTCGGCTCGACTGCGACCACGCCGACCCCAGCTCGGGCGTCTCGGCCAAGAAGATTTCCGGTCTGTGATCCAGGGGAGGTGACGGCATGGCGCTCGAGGGAGTTCGGCAGTTCGGCGACATCCGATCCCTGCTCACCGGCAAGGGCGGGATGCGGTTCAAGAGCTTCAAGGCTACCGGGGCCGCCGCCGACACCAACATCACCTGCACCGGGATCAAGCTCGGCGACGTGATCGTGAGTGCATGGGAGGTCGAGACGCTGGACATCACCAGCGGCTCGCCGTTCCTGACCGACGTCTCGCAGGACATCCGCATCACCGCGGCGGACACGATCCAGTGCGACACCGAGGATACGACAGGTAACCACGTCATCATTACCTGGCTGAGCGTCTGACGAGGAGGGGAGGTAGCTGCGAGCGTGGCCGTCGACTTCCTCTCCCTCAAGCACAAGCTGGAGATACCCGAGGACGACAACACCAGGGACGACGTCCTCAAGGACTTCTCCGACGCCATCGAGGCCGAGGTCCTCGACTCCCTCGGCTACTCGCTCGCGGCCGAGGTCGGCCGCCAGGACTTGCTCACCAATCTCCGTCCCGGAACTCCGTTCTATCTTACGCGCCGCCCGGTCGTCCAGATCACGGCGGCGGAGGGTCGCACCGCTGGCTCTCCGCCGCAGTGGTCCTCGCTGACGGCAGACGTCATCGTCCCCGCAGAGGGGCGCTGCATGCTCGTCGGGTCGGCGAGCGTCCCGGGCTGGCCTCCGGCGGCACCGTCGGCCGGGTGGTTCAAGTGGAGGACGCCTGGGTTCCCGGTGGTCCGGGTGACCTACGACGTCTCCGCGTTCGCCGTCCCGCGCGACCTCGTGGACGCGATCCTGGCGCTCTGCGCCTACCGGTGGCGCCGACAGCCGGCGGCCGCCTCGACCAGCTCATCGGTTGGCGGCGTGTCCGAGAGCTACATGGACGAGGCATACCCGGACTGGTTCAGCGGGCCGACGGCGAGATACCGCCGCCGGGACCTGGTGGCGTCATGAGCCCCGGAGGCCACTGCCGCGAGACGTTCCGGCTCCTCGCGCCGTCGAGGAGCACGGACCAGATGGGCGGGTCTACGGACCACTCCGACCGGGAAGTCGCCGTCCTCCGCGGCCGCGAGATCCCCGGAAACGCCGGGGAGACCTTCAACCTCGACCAGCTCGACATCGCGGAGTCGGCGGAGGTTTGGCTGGTAGCCGGCGAGGTGAAGCCGGAGAAGGGTCAGAGGCTGAGGTGCCCGGACGGCCGGGTGATGGACATCAACCGCATCACGCGCCGGCGGGACGGGTACTTCTCCCTCGGCTGCATCCAGAAGGTGAGCTGATCCGTGTCGGTATCCGTGACCGTCACCGGGGTCCCCGAGGTGAAGAGCCGCCTCGACCTCATGCGGGACGAGCTGATCAAGCGCGCCAGGGCCGCCGTCGTCGCGACGGCCGTCGGCGCCGAGCGACGGGCGAAGGAGAACGTCACCGCCGTCGGGCGGTCGGGCTACGACGCCGTGGACACGGGTCTCCTCCGAGCGAGCATCCACCCGATCTATCCGTCCGGCGGGAACGGGCTCACGGCCATCGTCGGGACGACGCGGGTCAAGTACGCGAAGTTCGTCGAGAACGGGACCGGCCCGCTCGCCGGCCACGCGAAGTACAGGGCCCCCCCGCCGGTGAGCGCGCTGATCGACTGGGTCCGGAGGAACCGGCGGTCGCTGGTGGTGAAGCCGTCAGACCTCGTCGGCGCCGCCTGGGCGCTCGCCATGAAGCTCTTCCGCGTCGGGACGAGGCCGCACCCCTTCATGTTCCCGGCCGCCAGGGACGAGTTCCCGGAGTTCCAGCGCCGGCTGCGGGCGATCTTCAAGAACCTCCCGAAGCGCAAGCCTGGAAGGAGGACGTAGGCCATGCTGTTCCCCCCGGCCTCGGCCGTCCAGCGCTCCGCGGAGATCGCTGTCCGCACGGCGCTCTACGACCTGCTCAGCTCGCGGCTCGCGCTGCGGGTCTACGACCATGTCCCTGAGGGCCAGGACCTCGACTACGTCGTCGTCGGCAACTCGACCTCGAACCCATGGAATACCTGGAGCTCGACCGGCGAGGTCCTGGCGATCGACCTCCGGGTGCAGTCCCAGTACGACGGGGCGAAGTCGGCCTCCCAGGCGCTCGCCGACATCGAGCGGTTCCTGACCACGGACGGGCTGAACCTCCAGGACAACTTCCGCGTCTGCGTCCTGGCGGTCGGGGAGCGTCGGCTGGCCAGGAACCCGGACGGGAAGACTCGCACCGGGAGCGTCACCGTGACGGTCAAGGTCCAGGACCTCAGCGTGAAGTGAGAAGGAGGATGCCGTGCCAGCGGTGAGCGGAATCACGTTCGTCTTGCAGGTCAATACCGGGACGGACGCATCCCCGGTCTACACGACCCTGGCCGGCGGGCGCAGCGCGACGCTGAACCTGACTGTCGAGGAGATCGACACCACCACCAAGGACGACGCCGGGTGGCACACGGGGCTCCCGGGCATCCGTGGGTGGAGCGTGGACTTCAACGGGCTCCTCTTCGAGACCGACGGTACCTACGACATCCTACGGAACTCCATGCTGAATGGCACGCAGCTCAAGATCCAGATGCAGACCCCGCAGCTCAAGAAGTTCACCGGGAAGGGGACGCTGACGACGCTGACGCTGGAGGCGCCCCATGACGATGCGGCCGGCGCCAGCGGGAGCTTCACCGGGACCGCGGCTCTGGCGTACGCGTGACGAATCAGGAGGGATGAAACATGGCCTACACGGCGTGGACGGTCGAGAGGGCAACGCTGTTGTCTAACCTGGCGATCAAGCCGACGAACCAGGCGGTGGATCTCACGGCGCCGGGGTTTGGTTCCGGCAACGGCAACAAGTTCGTCAACTCCGGGAGGACGCGGCTGATCGTTCACGGGAATACCGGCGCTACCGGGACGATTCGCGTGAAGAGCCCCAGCGCGTGCAACCAGGGTGGGACGCACCACCTCGACAGCATCGCCAACGACCTCGACACGTTGACCGAGCGCCTGGTCTGGGGACCCTTCCCGACCACGCGACTGAACAACGCGGCCGGCGAGATCGAGGTCGAGTACAGCGGCACGCTCACCGGCGTCACCGTCAACGTGGTCGAGGACCCGGCAAGCTGATAGGAGGAACCGTGGCCGACGCCGAAAAGTCCATCGTCATGATCTCGCTCGACCGGGACCGCCCGTTCCGGCTCGACTGCAACTCGCTCTCGGAGTTCGAGTCCGTCTCCGGGATTTCGATGGCCATGCTGCCAGAGCTGGCGGAGAAGAACGCGCTCGGACTCGACGCCATCCGGAAGCTGGTGTGGGCCGGACTTCAATCGTTCGACGGCGCGCTGCGGAAGGACCGGGAGAAGGGCATCAACTTCGTCGGCGAACTGATCCAGAAGAAGGCGCTCGGGGACAACTTCGGGGCTCGCCTCAGCTACTGCGCCGGGAAGATCAAGGACGCTCTCGCGCTGACGTTCCCGCAGCCTCCGGAGGAGGACTCCCAGGCGGACCCTACTCATCTGCCGAAGGAGACGCCGGGCGAGTCGATCTCTCCTGGCGGACCCTGAAGCGAATCGCGTACGGGCCGCTCGGGCTCAAGCCCGCAGAGTTCTGGCGCATGACCCCGCGGGAGATCCACGAGATGGCGGAAGGCTGGCGGTGGCGGATGGAGAGGACGAGGGAGCTACTGGCGTGGCACGCCGCGAACGTGATGAACTCCAGCGGGATGATGAAGCGGAAGGTCACGCCGCAGAAGCTCCTCGGGCGGTCGCGAGACCTCCCGGAGGCGAAGGACGCCGACATCGACTGGACCGAGATGGGGGTGAAGTGGCAGAGCTTCATCGGCGAGTTCCAGGCGGCCTGGGCTACGGCGGGGAGTAACTGAGCCGTGGCCGGAGAGATCTTCGACGCCGGGGACGTAAGGGCCAGGATCTCCGTCGACGGGACAGAGGTCGACAAGGGGATCGAGAAGGCCAACGCCTCGCTAGCCTCGTTCGCCCGCGACATGAAGAAGCTCGGGCGAGACCTGACGCAGGCGATCACCGTCCCTCTCGTCGGGATCGCGACGGCTGCCTTCCGGTTCTCCGATGAGGCCAGCGCGGCGTTCAAGCGGTTCGGGGACTCCACGGCGAAGAGCATGGGGAAGCTCGGGACGGACATCGCCAGGAGCATCAACCTCGAAGGGCTGCTCACGACCGTCGCTGGATTCATCGCCGGGGCGGTGAAGTGGTTCGGCGAGCTGGACCCGGTGACGAAGCGGTTCGTGATCAACCTCCTGGCGATCTCCGCTGCGCTCGGGCCGATCATCCTGATAGGGGCGAAGCTGCTCGCGGTCTTCGTGGCGATCGGTGCGTTCCTCGGCGGGCCCGTCGGGATTGTGCTCTTCGTCGCGCTGGCGGCCGCCGTAGTCGGCGTGTCCTACGCGATGGCCAAGTCGGCCGACACCAGTAAGGACTGGTACGGCCGGCTGACGAAGGAGGAGCAGGCCCTCGCGGCGACGAACACGGAGTATGAGCAGGCCATCCACCACCTGCGAACTCTGGAGGGACTCCGGGACACCATCGCCAAGGAGGACGCCGCGAAGGGCATCCGGCGAACGATGCCCGACGCCGGGATCGGCCGCATCCGCCAGAGCATCGGGATGCCGACGACGGATTTGGAGAACCTCTCCGTCGCGATCGACGACGCCCGGCAGGCGGTACAGCTCGCCCTCCGGCAGTTCAGCCAGTTCTTCAACATCTTCTCCGACCTCCGACGCGGAGCGATCGGGATGGGCGAGGCACTGCGGCAAGGATTCCAGGACCGCGCCAACGCGCCGGCCAAGGCCCTCCGCGACATCCTCGAAGACGTCCACAACCAGCTCGCCATCATGCCTCGGGACTGGAACGCGAACGAGGCCGCTGTCAGTGCGCTGCGGTCGAAGTACGTCGAGCTGCAACGGGACGGGTTCTCGGCGGAGGCCCTGGAGCCGCTTCGTGCCAAGATCCAGGAACTTTCGGATCCCACCGCCAACTTCATCGCCGAGATCCAACGCTCGACGCAGGCGACCTACGTCCTGAAGGACGCATGGAACCAGTTCATCGAGCTTCTCCGGCAGACGCCGAGCATCGGCCAGCAGATCGGCACGCTGCTGTTCAACATCTGGACGCAGTTCCACGAGGGGGTTGGGCAGACCGTGGCGCAGGCGCTCGTCTACGGGCAGAGCCTCGCGAAGGGGTTCCAGGACTTCTTCAAGCGGCTGGCCGCGACGATCATCGCCACGCTCATCTCGATCGGGATCCAGTGGCTGGTGCTGAAGCTGATCGGGGCGGGCTTCGCTGCGAGCCAGGCCGGGAAGGACATCGGAGGCGCGGCCGGCGCGGCCGGCGCGTGGGCTTACGCGGCGGCGGTGAAGTCCCAGGGCCTCATCGGCCTCGCGACGGGGCTCGGCTTCGGGGCGATCGCCATCGCCGCCGCGCTCGGGCTCGGGGCGGCCGGGATCGCCGGTGGCAAGGGGGTCGCTGCTGGGATGTCGTCGTCGTACTCCGGGGGCATCTTCACCCGCCCGACGATCTCGGCCATCGCCGAGCGCGGGCCGGAGATGGTCCTGAACCAGAAGAACCTCCGCGGCGTCTTCGGGGCGATGGGTGGGCGCGGGTACACGATCGAGATCAACCTCGACGGCAGCTCCATGCTGAGGTACTTCGCAGAGAACCTACCGGAGCACCTCCGGCTGAACGGGGCAGCCTGAGCAGCCATGGCCTACCTGGACCCGGTCAGCGACTTCGGGAAGGGGACGATCACCAACCCGCCCGGGATCAACTCCTCGGACACCTCGTTCACGGTCGGCTCCGGCCAGGGGGCGAACTTCCCGGCCGCTTCACTCGGGGTCAGCGAGTACTACTGCGTCGTCCACAACGCGACGGACTACTCCGACGCGGCGGACGATCCGAACCGGGAGATTATCCGCGTCCGCACGAGGAGCACGGACTCGTTCTCGAACGTGCAGCGGGGGCAGCTCGGAACCTCTGCGGCTGCGCACAACACGGCAGGGAAGACCTACCGGCTGACGCTCACCCCGACGTCGGACCTGCGAAACAAGATCGATGCGAGGCTCGACGGGTCGCGAACCGCCTTCAGCGCCAAGTTCGCCGGCGCCGACCAGGCCATCGGAGGAGGAGCCACGGTCACGGCCAGCTTCGACGCCGAGGAGTTCGACGACCTCTCCGAGTTCGACACGGCGAACAAGAAGTTCAAGGCGCTCAAAGCCGGGCGCTACCTGATCCAGGCGTCACTCGGGATCGCCTGGACGAGCGGGGAGGCGTGGGTTGTCGAGCTGCGGAAGGTGAACGGCGGGACCACGCTCCGGAACGTCCGGGTCATCGCTAACTCGACGAGCGGAATGCTCCAGATCATCGGTGTACTGACCCTCGCGGCAAACGACGAGGTGGATGTTCGGGTAACCGCCGGGGCGAGCGGCGGGTCCATCATCAACAACTCGGACCGGACGCGGTTCGATGGCGCCGCGGTCGCGGCCAACTACCCGACGTGAGCCCGCCATGAGCTGGGGAAGCGGATCCTTTGGCTCGCTGACCTGGGGAGGCACCGGGCCGAGCACCGTCTCGACGGACGAGTTCCAGGTACTGCTGGACGAGGTGGATGTCACCGGGAAGATCCACGATCCGCGGTCCTTCCGGACGCAGCTCACGCTCGCCGCCCGCTCGACCAGCCAATTCACCCTTGTGGACCGGACGCTCACCCTCGCCGTGGCGACGGGGAAGAAGGTCTTCATCATGCGGCGCGGGGACCTGCTCTTCGGCGGGACGGTGGAGAAGGTCGAGGTCGAGGTCCCGGAGACCGACAACGTGCGGTTCCTCGACGTGCAGGTCTCGGGGTGGGAGCAGTCCTGCGACCGGTTCCTGGTTGCCGCGTCCTACGAGAACCAGACCCTAGAGGCGATCGCCTACGACATCGTGAACGTGCAGACTGAGCTGTGGAAGGTCGGCTTCCGGCTCGGGGACGTGGCCAACGCCCCGAAGCTGACGAAGGTGACCTTCAACTACAGGACGGCGTTCGAGTGCTTCCGGGACCTCTCGGAGAAGACGGGCACCATGTGGAAGGTCTCTCCGTACCGCGTCGTCTCGTTCCTTGATCTCCTCAGCTACGTCGCCCCGTTCAGCCTCGGCGGCGGCCAGAAGAAGTACCGGAAGGCGAAGTGGAGCCAGACGCGGACGCGCTACCGCAACGAGTCTTTCCTGCGCGCGGGGAAGGGACGCACGGGAGTGATTCCTGGCGACACCGGGATCCATGACCGATTCACCGGGAAGCTCACGACCGCTCCTCCGGAGAAGCGAGACCGGACGTTCACCCTGCGTTACCCCATAGCTCGAGGGGCGCCGTGGTACTCGGACGTTACCAGGCAGACCTCGCAGACGCGCAGCCAGTCGTTCCGGCACCCGATCCTCATCAAGAGGGCCGGGATCATCCAGCGCCTCGGCATCAACGGCAAGGACCCGGATGGCGACCTGACGAAGCCGAGCCCGTCCACGTGGCCGCAGTGGTTCTACAAGTTCGGCGAGCAGGAGATCGTCCAGAACTCCGCGGAGGACGAGGCGCTGAACCCTACGCTGAAGCCTGGCGAGAACCTCGACGTCACCTACGTCGGCCAGTACGACCTCGTCATCAACAACCAGAACAAGGCGGAGATCGACGCCACGATCCTGGCGGAGGGCGGGTCGGGGCTCTACCAAGCGACCGACGAGGACCATGACCTCGACGGCGACATGGCCACGATGGAAAAGTCCGACCGGCTGATGGCGATCTACGGCCGCCGCCCGAGGCAGCTCGTCTTCGAGACCGATGTCCACGGGCTCGCACCCGGACAGCTCATCAACGTGGATGATGCGGCGCTCGGGATCTCCAACGTCCAGTTCCTGGTGGACTCCGTGACCTTCGAGGTCCTGCCTGGAGACCTCTACCGGTACACCGTGGTCGCGCTCGACGGAGAGAGGCAGGAGGGATGGGCGGACTTCTTCCGTCGGTTCTCGAAGGCGCGGCTCCTGACGATCGGAGAGAACGAGGTTGTGCAGACCGCGCGCAGGGTAGAGGAGAGGGTGACGATCCTCGACACCGTGCTGGTGGAGAGCGGCGACACCGCGCTCGGCTACGAGAACGACCCCTACTCCTACGCCATCGTCGGGAAGGTGACGGTGGACGGGCAGGATATCTGGGGGGCGATCGTCGGCCGGTCGAGGGTGGGGTGCCGCGTGGCGCGTGATGTCATCGACGTCCCGGTGCGCTCCGGAGCGGCCATCTCGGGGGAGTTCCTCGTGCGGTCGTGGACGGCGGGGCAGGAGGAGTCGGCTCGGCACCTCGTGCGGCTCGGCGGCCAGCCAGTCACCGACGCCTCGGTCCTGCGGACCCTGGAGGCCGGGTGGTGGTCGCCGGCTTCCGAGGTCCGGGCGGACAACCTCTTCGTGAACAGCGGCCGCAACGCGCTCCGGGACCTGATCCTCTACCCGCAGGTCGTCGGGCCCGGGTACACGCCCGACTACATCGCTGTCGGCTCGTCGAGCGCCGTCGAGCTGCCGACGGACACCGTCCTCGGCGTCGAGGTCTTCCGGAAGCAGATCACGCAGAAGCGGGCGACGGCGACCGGGGTTGGGCTCATGCAGGTCTTCATCGCGACAACGGAGGGCAACGGCGGCGGCTCGGTAGTCCTGACCGAGGCCGGAGCGTTCGACCTGGCTGCGGCAGGTACGATGTGGGACCGGAGTATCTTCTCCGGGGTGACGAAGTCGTCCGCAGTGGCGCTGACCTTCACCCTCACACTGACCATCAACGCCGGATAGGAGCG